AGCGGAACCAGTGAAGGTTGTTGCACCAGTGATGGTTGGGCTCGTCGCGAGGACGACGACTGTGCCAGAGCCTGTTGTGCTGTAACTTGTGCCCCATGCAGAGCCTGTGCTGTTGGCGATCCCCGCACCGGGATAGACCATGCTCCCGCCGCCTGAGGGTGTTGCCCACGTACCATCGCCGCGCCAAAAAGTAGTGCTGCTTGCGCCTGTGCCGCTACCGAGACGGGCCACTGCAAGGTTACCAGTGGTAAGATCAGCCGCGCTCCCACTTGTAGCTACAGCCGCAAGTCCAGTGATGTCCGAGGTCGGAATGGTACTTGCCGCCGTAAGCGCGGCAGTACCCGAGCCTGTCACGTAGCCTGTAAGGGTTGCGGCGCCTGTACCACCATTGGTTACAGCTAAGGTCCCAGTTACACCCGTAGAGAGGGGCAGGCCCGTAGCATTGGTCAGCGTAGCCGATGAGGGCGTACCCAGTGCAGGGGTAACGAGCGTAGGCGAGGTACCAAGCACATTAGCACCTGACCCAGTAGACGTAGTAACCCCAGTACCACCATTGGTTACAGCCAAGGTCCCAGTCACGCCTGTGGTGAGCGGAAGGCCTGTAGCGTTGGTCAGCGTAGCCGATGAAGGCGTGCCAAGAGCAGGTGTCACCAGTGTAGGTGAGGTAGACAGAACCACATTGCCGGAACCAGTAGTACTATAGCTAGTACCCCATGCAGAACCGGTAGAGTTCGCAATCCCCGCACCGGGGTAAACAGTAGGGCCTGCAGGACCGGGAGCACCAATCAAATTTACAATAGCGCCGCTGCCAAAGATATAACCACCGCTCGATGTTTGAGTTACAGTTGGAGTATTAGTCCCACCTCCAGAAATGATCTTACCCGTAAAGCTGTTAGCATCAGAGATCGAGATATACGATCCATTAGGAAATATACTGCCATTGCTAAGGTTTACAGTCGCGGAATTACCCTGACCCGGCCCAATTAAGGTAAACGCTAGGTATGCAGTGCCAGTTCCGGGGGCACCAGAGAATGCAACGATAGCCCCCGCTGGAGCCGTCTGGTCTTCAGAATTTCCGGAATAAACGTTTTGTATAGTAAGCGCGTTGGTACCGCCACCTGCGGTGACAAGCCCATACATGGGCGGGGTAGTAGGGATTAAGACATATGATCCATTGGGGTAGCTTGTCCCGTTTGCCACATTAGCTGTCGCAGTCTGCGATACAGCCGGAACGGTGAATGTACTCGTAAGGGCAGTTACTCCAGTCGGGTTGGTGATAATGCCGTTGCTGATGCGGACAGTAGCTGTTCCGTCCGATTGAATAGAGATAGAGACGATATCTGTTGCACCGGGAACGGCACTAAGCGCCGAGCCAGCCGGGATAGTATAGGCAGTACCAAAAGATAGTGTGCGGCTTCCAACGCTATCCTGCGTGATGAACAGGTCGATCTGGATACCTGCAACAAAAGTTGTAAAGTTCTGCAGTGTCAGGTTACCCGTGGCAACCATCTCGTAGCGCCCATTTGCGCTAGAAGATATCCCAGTAATAACACCGCTTACATTACCGAGGGTAGTAGGCGTAATAGGCCCGAGTATATTAACCTCTTCAGCCGGATACGAAACAAATACAGACTTAGAGCCTGCGGTAAAGTTTACCTTGCTGCCCGTGCTAGAGGAAAGCACCGTATCCCGAGATAGCGAGGCTGGGGACGCAGTATAGGTGCCAATACCTACTTCCCACTGTGTTCCGTTAGTGATTGTATAATAGGTCGTGTTGCCGTTACCAATAGCAGAAAAAGATTGGTACCCGAGTACTGCACCCGCAAGTGTTACCGACCCCGTACCCGTGGTGGTAGTAGTCTCTTGTACACGATCAGCAAGAACAAGAGCCATTATGCAATCCTAATGATAGCCGTGGTATCTGTTACAGCCGGGAATACGATGGTAAAGTTACCTGCAGTAGTCGTTGTATCTGCACCAAAATCAAGCACGCAAACAGCAGGGTTGGTGAGCGCGGTATTTGCGTTGCTATTAGCCTTCGGCGTACTATTATAAATCAGAGCCCCACGGGCTGTCAGCGTGACGTTGCTGAAAGTTAGGTTGTTGAAGCTAGCACATGCAACCGCTGTAGGGATTGTTACACCGACGTTAGTAAGTGCCGCACCACCAGCCGTGTAGTTAGTACCGGAAGTTTCACCAGTCGCGGTATATGCTGTGGTAGCGGCACTGAGAGTTGCCGACGAGGTGTACAGGGCGAGCTTGAAAGTGCTAGCGCCAGACTGAGCCGTGGGACGAAAATCGTGCACAGCCAGCATTACTTCTGCCTTGAAGCTGGTGCACATAGCCTGCGTAATAGCCATTAACCGTTCCTCTGTAAGTACTGCACTGCCCGCAACAGGCTATCTAATGTGTCGCCAAGCATACCCAAACCCCGGTTACACTTGTCGCATAGTAGACCACGTACTTTACCTGTATCATGGCAGTGATCGACCGAAAAGTGCTTAACGCGGCTTCCGGGTGTTTCGCTTCCGCAGCAGGCACAACAGTGGTCTTGCTCCACTAGCATCTGCGTGTATTGCTCAAGGGTTATGCCATACTTGATTTTAAACTTGCTACGCCGGTCTTTGTTCAATTGGCGCTCGGGATTCTTAGTCCTATACCGCCGCATATAATCGTTTCTGCAGGTGTTGCAGGTTTTAGCTCCGCCGCATGAGCGCTTAGAAGGTGGGTTAGCGTAGCAGTTCAGCGGCTGCACCTTACCACAACCCCGGCACTCCCTCATGGTTATACACCTAGCACGGGGATTAAATCTTCTCGACCCATAGCCCGGAGCCTATTATGTAGGGTGACGTTGTGTGACCGCACGGCTTCTTGGGCTGCTTCAAGCAAGACCACGTAGACATGATCTTTGAACGCTAGCGCTTGATCCCGGATGACAGGGGGCGCATGCTCAGCAACGTGAACCACCCTTGCCAGTGCCATCTCGGCGATCTCTTCCGGGGTATACCCTCGGTTATTCGTGGTACGGACGGCAACGTTACCTACAGTAATACGGCTAATGTCATCCAGCATGCGTTATCCTTGCGCCTTACTTGACCGGGTACCGCACCTGAGGAGTGCGGTACATATCCTGACGGTTCTTACCCTCGGCGTATTCCTTAAGCAAGGCAAGAGCTTCATCGTAGCGCTTTTGGTATTGTGCGAGAATGTCTGCTTCGCCCTTCATGAAGGTGTACGCCTCAAGCAGCGATCCGTAGAGCAGCACAGAGTCAAAATTATTACCGAGCCATGAGGTACCAGCAGTCGTGATGGACGGCGGGTAGTAGAAGTAGTGTAGCTCCATCTGATACGCTTTATCCGGTGTAGGCCCCAGTAAGTACACATTCTGGTCGAACATAGCGTAGTGAGTGGGCGTACCTTGTGTATTAGGGTACGGGAACGCCTCGCGGATGAAGTTAACATCCTTGTTAAGGAGATACGTATACTGCCCGCTATTGGGGTCGATAACCGCAAGCGAGAAGTTTGCCAGCCAGTCACTAGGCACCGCGAGATACTGACTAGACCCTGTGGTACTGCCCGTCACGTTCTTGCGGAGTTCCAGAAGCTGGACCTCGTTAAAAATACGCTGCTCAGCCTGCATGATAAACGTATTGATCTGCTGCGTAGAGGTAAGCCCATCCGAACCAGTATCGTCAGGAAACTTATTCTCCGTATACGCAGAGATCGTAGCGGCTAAGGTAGCGTAGTTCATGCTCGGTTAGCCCATCTTGGTGCTGTGCTTGTTACCCTTAGTAGCAGCACCTGTCCCGCGCGTCTTCGATGTTTGTGTGCTGGGCACCGCATTGGGGTAGCCGTTGTTACCAAGGTTAACTGCCATGCCACCCTTAGCGTCATGGGGCTTAGCATAAACATCGGCTTGGCCGACTTCCTTGCCGCCCATCATCTTGCTGAACTTAGCCATTCTTGTTCACCTTGGTTTCAGTCATCTTGACCTTGCGGACCTCAGACTTCTGATTTGCAATCTTAGCGAGATTACGACCGAGCTTCTTCATCTGCTCGTTAGTCTTACCACCCTTAGCCATGTCTTACTCCTATGTACTTTGCCTTGATGAGTATCACGTATAGGTTTAGGTTACTAGTATTGTAGCCGTCCCGACCTGTCCCTTGGCTACCAAGGTGTTGGGAAGGCTAGGTATGCCTAGTGGGTTATTAAGGCCGACTGGGTTCCAGCCCCACTGGATTACGCGGCTGCCTTCACCCGGATTATTGTTAGCATTCAACCCGGACTGGTAATAGCTGTGATCCCCACGCGGATCGCGCAGGGCCTGTGGATCATCGACCGGATACATACCAAGCTGAAGCTGCGGCTGATCGGGTTCCCAGCAGGTCGGGCATACAAGGATGTTAACATTCTTGGTCTTGATGGTGAGTTTGCGAAGCTCTTTGAGCTTATAGCGCTGCCCACACCTATCGCACTCCGCGATAGCCCGTTTACCAGAGGCGAAACGATTAGGCATAGATCACCTAAAAAATACGCGGGGGGCTACTCGTACTGCGGCCTTCTCGCGGTCTTCATCCTGTGCAAGCTGCCACTGCTCGTCGTAGACCTGCTTGAGCATAGGAGTGCGGTTAATGCCATCCGGAAGCTTCATAGACAGATGGTACGCAAGGCCCGCCACAAGGGCGGGGAGCATGCGGAACGGGATATCCTGTGTCTCGACACCGCTACCAGCATCCTGAATGCGGCGTAAACGCCAGTAGACAAAGGTATAATAGTTATTCTGGTCCGGGCACGGCCAGACATTGATCGACGGAGGGTTAACTCCAGTAACTGGGTAAGTAGCGCCCGATTGGCGGTTGATCCATACCTGAATAGGGCGACCCTGCGCATTCTTGTTCGGGATTGTAGCGTAGGTGTCCACGCTAATACGCGTGATATTAATATCAGTCTGCTGGATGCCTGTCTGAGTACGGATAGTGTGTTCCAGAAGGTCAATGGTATCAACGGGCAGTGTGTAGTTAATCTGCCCCTGAACCAGCGGGATCGAGCCCTGCTCGATAGTCCAGAGATTAATACCTCGGTTAGCCCATTCGATAGTTAGCAAGTTGAGGCTACGCCGCGCAGTCTTCAGGTCGTAACCCGTGCGAAGCTCAGCACCGCAACGCTCAAAAGCCTCCTCGACGATATCGAGAAGGTTAAGGTTACTTACAGCGGTGCCAGTCGTAGTCATCTAAATCTCGCTGTTTTCTTTGCTACAGTTTTGGGCTGCTTAACGAACTGTTTACCCGCTCTGGTACCCTCGCGCTTGGCCTTAGTAGTAGCAGCGTATTCAGATGGCGAAAGCGCGTTTCGAGCCTTCTTGGGTAGATACCGCTCGCCTGTGGCTTTTGACCCCTGCGTAGAGGGCTTACCCGACTTAGTTCCCCAGTCTTCTTTAGTCCACTTGGATAGCGACTTCTGCGCTTCAGTTTTGGGGCCGCTATAACTACCGCCAGACTTCTTATACCGCTGTGTGGCAAGCTGCGCTTTGCGGGCAGACCATTGGCCCGGATTACCGCCCTTGCTGCCCGCCTTTACGCTAGCAACAATCCGCTTCCACTTGGGTTCATCAGAATGCCCAGCCATATACTCATCCTATGGATTGCGGGGGAATTGACCGCGTAGGAACATTGGTGTGGTATTTACACTACCGCTGTTAAGGTTCTGGCTACCGGAAGAGATAGCATTCGGTGGACCCTTAGGACCGGGTATGGCAGGGTTAAGGTTCTGGCTGCCGGAAGAGATAGCATTCGGTGGACCCTTAGGGCCGGGGGTACCCATCTGCTGCCCCTGCATACCCTGCATCTGCGATAGAGCCTGTGTCTGGCTCATAGGACCCTGAGTGGGAGTACC